TCACTTACTGTCTTAGAGATTTCTTCAATGCCAGGTTTAACTTCATCTTCTAAGAATTTGTTAAAGGCATCTTGCATCTCTTTTAGTTTTTCATTTCTGATCTTATGCAAAGCTTCAGCTTTTTCGCACAACTTAACTACTTCTTCAGAGGGCTCATATTTTTCGAGAGCGCCTGTTTTAGTGCTTAGTGAAATGTCTTTAGTATTGAAAATTAATAACATGTTTCCTCCGTTATTTTTTAAATTCTGGATCTCTTCGAATGTGACCAAAACAGTAATTGCCTGATGCACTACCTTTTGATACCTTGTTCTGACAGATCAAATCGTCTTTTTTTATGTGAATACAAAAACCTAAAAGCTTGTGCTGTTCCACAGTTTCCTCTAAAGTCATTTCGGGCTCTTCTACTTGTTCTTCCTCAAGTACGAGTTCCTCTGACTTATCAACGATTGAAGACATTGATTCTAACGCTTGAACATATTCTTTGTTTAAACTATCGGGCTCACCAAGTTCAATATTGTCGTCCTCTAAATCTTCTTTTAATTCTTTTTTCTCTTCTACAACTGCCTCAACAACTGGTTCTTCCACCTTTTCTTGTGGTACCTCTTTGTGAAGTGGTTGAAGATCAGGGCCTAGCCCTACTGCTTCTAAATAAGCAAAATATATGTCTTTACCGAATATAAGTGATACGTCTCTGGTCCTAAAACCAAATTTTGGTAACCAGTCTAAACTAAATTCTTTTCTTTTCCTGAACAATATACTCCTCTTTATTGTATTATGTTCTTTGGAATCTTTAGCTAAAACTGCAACTCCATTGCAAAACTTAACTCCCATAATCCATGCATTACCTGTAGTCTGTAAAGGATGCTTAAGTACGATATAATGTGGTCGTAAATGAGCAGGTTTACTCTTATTTGTATACATTGATTCTCTCCTCTTGGTTAAAAAAGAGTAAGGGGCCAAAAGGCCCCCACTCAATAAGTTTCTTTAGATTACGCACCTAAAGGCAAAACTTTACTCATCCGAGCTAATGAAAGTCGGTTGTAAAGGTCAAATCCGCAATACCATTTTAGACGGTACTGATAGGCATTTTCGTTTTCACGAGGTCCTACGAATTCAAATACAACACCAGCGTCATTTGCAGAAGTAAACCCGCATACACCTTCCATTTCACCCCATCTACCACAGTAGATTTCAGAGCCATCGCATCTTTCGTACAATTCGTACGTTTTGCCAGCTAAGGCAAGTGCACCAGCGTTAGGTGCAATTTGGGCTTCTTGTCTGTTGGTTTCAACATCTAAGAAAGGTACAGCAACGTCTACGTCTAATTCTGCAGTAGCAGCATTGTCAGTAGCAGTAACTTTGTACAATCTTCGGATGCCATCATTGCCACGAACTACTAATTTAGCAGAACCAGCTAAGATACCTTCAGCAAGAGCAGCGTTAAGACCTACGTCATTAAAAGCAGTGGTGATTGAAGTTGCAGAAACTGCAGCAACTGCACCAGTGTGAATCAAGTTTACGCCTTCAACTTTAGAAATAAAGTCGTTTCTGAAAACTGGGATCTCTTGATACATAAGGATTGGTTTTTGATTACCTAGTCCAGTTTGTTGGATTTGATAAGCATCTGTACCACCGCCAGTATTTCTCAATAACACTCTAAGTGTTCTGATGTCACGAGCGTGCATCATTAAGAAGTCTGGTTTACCTGTAGTAACACGGTCAACTAAGTTATCAAGATCTTCAAGAGTGAAAACTCTACCTTCGCGTCCAAGACGTACTGAAGATGGATCATCTTCGTCTAGAGCCAAACTTTGTGTTGAAGCACCAGCGTTATAGAACGGGTGGTTAACGTCGTCGATATTACCTGACTCAGCGTCAAGGATAGCTTTCATACCATCGAATTTAGCTTCGATGCCGATAGGTCCGTTGTTCGATTGAACAAGTGGTCCACCAGGAATGCGTCTTCCATTGATGATTGAGTTCATGTAGGTACGAGCAATATCTTTAGACTTAGATGAAATCTGAACCTGCAACTGATCGTTATGATCTGAAAGTTGGTCTTCGATTTGTCCGTCCATGATAATGTCGCCGATAATAGCAGCTAAGCTAACATTCACGTTTTGGAATGATGCGCCTTGTGTATATTTTGACAAGCTTAAATCTTGTCCTGGGGCAGCAAATGCCGCTCTAGCAATCGATGATTCTCGTGTAAAAGTGTATGATAGACCTTCAAAAACAACAAACGGTAGGTACTTGTACCATTCGTTAATTGTAATGATGTCTTCAATTACACCTTCAACAAGTAGATTGTTAGAGAGTTTTGCAGCTTCATTTAATGTAATTACTTGAGCCATGTTATTTGTCTCTCCTTAAAAGGGTTGATTGATTTGTTTTCTATTTCATCAGTAAACGTTGTTTTTGGAGGTTCTTCCAATCTTTTAGACCTTCTTTAACCTTACTCTTTTTGTCAAGGGATTCAGATTTGGCCTTCTGTGTTTTCGCTGAGTCCATTCTAGCACCATCGTTAGCGCCTGGAGTTGCATTATAAACACTTACTTTCTTATTTCCAAATACGTTTTCTTTTTTTGCGTCTCTGATAACCTCTAGTGCTTCTCTGAAGTCTCCTCCAGCACCTTTGACCATCAAGTCAGCTATTTTCTGATGTTTTTCAGGAATGTCGGCTAGTTCTTTGACTAACTGTTCTTTCCAGTAACTTTCGTAAGCTTCTAATTCTGCAGATTTCCTCTCCAGTTCAGATTGTAGTTGCATTTTTTCTTCTTGTGAAGATCCTTCTACATTCGCTTTCTCGTCCAGAAGTGATTGAATCCTAGATTCCCTATCAGCTAATTTTTCTTCAAGTGAGCGCTGCTCATCTTTTTCTCTATCCTTAAGTTTTTGTAGCTCTTGGGCTTTTTTAACATAAGGCTCAAACTTGTCTTCTATAGCTTTTAGTTTTTCGTCAAATTCTTGTTGAAGTGACTTTTCAACTTCTTTCTTGGCAACACGATTTTTTGCAGCTTCTTTCCTAGTTTCTTTCAAAACATCAGCCATTTGTTCTTTCGTCCAATCGGCATAAGGATCTGCATCCTTGGTCTTGACTGCTTCTTCAGTGTTTCCTTCGTCTGTTACATTATTTGTTCCGCTGTCATTTGCGGGTTTTGTTTCTATTGTAGAATCAACAGTTGTTTCAGTTTCTTCTACTTTTTCGGAACCATCTTTTGTTCCAAATACTTCGTTTAAGTTCATTTTAAACTCCTTGGGATCTACCCTGGTTATTATTTACCCTTGCCAAGCTCTACTCGGTCTTATTTGTAACCCATGTCTGACACATTATTTGGTGCCACGTTTGATGCGCCATTAAATAAATTTTGCATCGCTGGATTGTTTTGTGCATTTTCCATAGCCTTTTCTGCCTCAGTGATTTCCACTACACGCAGTGCTAAGAATGCTCTAGTATTAAAAGTCACAGGAACTTCAGCGGGTATATTAACCCATTCCTGTTTTTTAATTTTTGCTAGCCATTTTTTATGCTGTTTCGTAGCTTCGGCCAATGTGACTCCAGTTACTAACGCAAACGACATAGGTGTCGTATCTAGTACTAAACTGTACTCTTTCATAATCCCTCCTCAGAGATCTACTCTTTATTCTTCCTTTTTGGTCTTCCCTTGAGGCTTTGCAGCCCTTTCCTCTTTACGTTGCTTTCTTTGATCAAGATTACCTTTTTTCTGCTTTGAACTCTCCTCTGAGTGCTTGGCGTTGTTATCTTGTCCAGAATAAGCCTTGTCAGCTCCTTTAGCCTTAACTAAAGATGAAGAAGAACCTTTTTCGTTCTGATTCTGTGAGCTATAATCTATTCCCAGCTTTTGCATTTCTTTCGATTGAATGCCGACAATTTCTAATTCTCGTTCTACTTGAGCCACTCTGTCTTCATGATAAGCAGTGATCATTTCATCGATCTGTTCATCTGACATGTGCTTAAACAATTCTTTGATTGATCTGCGATCTCCAGACTCAATGATCTTTCGTTGACCTTCCAACATGTTAATACGTGTTAAAGGATCAATTGGGAACTGAGGTTCGACATAAGTGATGTCAAGTTCTGAATCTTCAGCGAACTGTAAGCTTGCTTCGCTCTCATAATGTATGTTCCACAAACGCTTGATAACTGAGAAGAGTTGTTGTTCTCTCTCTTTAAAAAGCTTTTGTCTACGAATGTTTTCTTCTAATACACCAATCTTGGATACCATTTTACTGAATCCTGACTCTTGTACTGGGTTCTCTGTGCTACCTTTAGCCGAAAGGCCATGGTTAACTCGGACCCAATCTTGAATCTGTTGTATTGTACGGGCCAAACCTTCAATATCAGCGTTAGGTGAAGCAAACTTGAAGTCTCCTTTTTCCCCTACTGAGATAGCGGTATCTGGTCCAATTGACATACCAACTGCATTAGCGTCTGCGTTTCCGTCTCCTAGAGTTGAGAAAGCATTATCAAAAGTTCTGTGTTGTGAGCCTTGGCCAAATCTAGCTGCGCCTCCAGCACCTTTTGTTGCTGATCCAGCCCTGAACATATTAAAGTCATCTGCAGGTTTACCGCGTCTGATTGATGTTCCTCTTTCGACTCCACTGAGAACAGGGATACCGAAGGATTGGAATTTTGCAATGTGGTTTAAATCTGTAATTCTCATATTGATTGCATGGTTTGCATAAATGAGAGGTTCGTTTACAGGTAAGAAATAGTAATGTGCTGGCTCTGAGTTGAAGAAGGGAACTGCAGGGACTGTGCCGTAAGGATTCTCTCCCTCATACATAGTTTGTTTGTCTGCGCCGTCTTCTGTTTCCATGACTCTGTGATCATCAGGTGACCAGTAAATCTCTGTGACTGAACCTGTTCCAGTTGCTCCATTAGCTTTTAAGCCTCCAGTGCCTGGTCTTTGTCCGCCAGATGCTCCACCACTATTGAAGCCTGTAAAACCTATTGCGGATTCTCTATTGAATCCTATTAATAATTCTGAAATGTGAAATGGGCTATCGCTATACTTAACATCGTATAATCCACCATGAAGAACATCGAGTTGTACTCTTCCGCCTTCTGTTTCACTGACAATTTGTCCTCGTTCATCTACAAAAGAAACTTTTATAAGAACAGTTCCTAATAACCGACACCACTTGTCTACCTTATCCATTATCTGGAGGTATCGGGTTTGTTTTTGAATCTGATTCCAAATCTTTTGATCTTTTTTGTTGTGCTTCCCTTCATCATTCACAATCCTATAAACAGGCGCTTCACGATAAAGAATTGAAGTTTCATCAATGATCTCTTTTGTAAAATTTAATGGAAGTATTTGTTGCTTCTCTGGGTTTCTGAATTGCTTCATTAGATCAAGCCAGACGAATTCATCTTGACGACCTTCATAAAAAGCCAATGCTATTTCAGATATCCAACGACGATAATATACATCTTCGTACAGATAGATACCAACGGTACCAAATCCGAAGCCCCCTAAATGCCCTCCTGGGTAGTTCTGTACTCCTAAATTGAATGAAATATCGCTACCCTCCTAACTTTTGAGCAATTTTTATTTTTCGCTCTAATGCTGTTTTACAGCCTTTGTATAAGTAATTGATTATTTTTTCTGCCCCAGTATTCGTATTCCTGAATAAGAAAATTGAATTTGCAGGGTGTA